CGGGTTCAGGCACTACGGCTATAATCTCGTCGTCATTCAGTATCTTTATTTCTCCACCGTCTATGTCGATTCTTGACCCTGCATATCGTGCGAACAATATCCAATCGCCCTTCTTACACCACGGACCTGTGGAAAATCTGTCTCCAGTATACGCTAAACTTCCTACTTTTAAAACATAACCCAATGTAGTTGCTGCTTGTTGTCTGTCTAAAGTTTCATTTGCTAACAAGATACCACCTTTGGTTTTTTGTTTAGCTTTATACGGTAAAACTAATATACGCCACCCAGTAGGTTCTGGAAGTTGGTCTATGACGCTTTCTTCTAGTTTTTCTGGGTCTAATGATTTGGGGTCGCCCTTCTTTTTGCCACCAACATAGGCTTTATCTAAAATGCCTTCTTCTGATTTGGCTTCCCACTTTTCTTCTAAAGCTGATTTACTCATCTTCTTGCTCCATCCTATCTAATAAAGATTTAATTTCTTCACGCAAGAAGTTCAGTGCTTGGATTTGACCAACTAAGTTCTGATAATGCTCGTGGTTTTCTACACCGCCACTAGCCATTATTTCTTTTATTTGTTCCTCTTTATTAGAGATAGCACGTTGAACTAAGTACGTGAAATTAAGTTCGTCTATGATTTGCCTCCACGTCTATTGCGGTCTCTGTCGACACCAGCTCTTAGGGCGGCAATATCTTCTTGAGATTTTATTTTCTCTTCTTCTAATTCTAATTTTCTTTCAGCTATTTCTTTATCATCTTCGTTTTCTTGTTCACGTATATCTAGTTCTTTATTCTTCAGTGCTACTACGCCATCTTCTACGTCTAGTATTTCTTCTAGTCTTGGCATAATTTCTTGTAATGCTCCTAGTTCTGCAGTAGCTACATAATTTGCCATAGCAGGATTAGGTGGTACTGGTTGTCCTTGGTCCATCAGCATTTGTTCTTGTTGCAGCTGTTGCATCATAGCTGGGTCTTGCATAGCCATTTCTTGTGCTTCGTTTTGTGCCATTAGGGAAACGTGCTGCAAGATATGGCTAACTAAAGCTTGTACTGCTACAGGATTAGACTTCACAAAATCGTTATCTAAGAAAGTCAGGTGCACCTCTATGTGTGTTTGGTGGTCTTGGTCAGGGAATGCGACAAGAGGTACACCTGCTAAAGCGTTTGCATTTTCCATCACTGGGTCTACTGGACTTGGTGGTGGTGGGTCTGGCATAAATAATTGTTCAACATTTTCTGTACCTAAAGCTTCATACATTCTTCGGTATGCTTCTTTGATATTGTGTATCTGTGGATTGCTTTGTACTAACTGAAGCTCTTGTTGAGCCAGTGATATTCTTTGAGACATAGAGAAAAAGTTAGGGTCACTTACCGGAAGAACATCTACTCTTTCATCAAAATCTGTCTGTTTTATTGTGGCATCAGCCCCCGCCACCAAGTAAGGGTACTCAGGCGGAAGAAACTCTGCAAAAAGTCTAGCTAATATTTTGAATTCTGTTTTCTGTGCATAGTGTAATCTTTTATGCACTGCTGACATGACTCTAGTTCCTTGTTCTAATAGAGCCATAGTTGTACCTACTGGTAGTTCTTGATTACCTTCACCAATATTTAAATTAGTAATCGAAGCAAACCTTCTACCAGCATCAACACAAATACCCATTAGTTGCAGTAATGTGCCTGATGGTTCTTTGTATGGTAGTGGTACTAGTGATTCTCTAAGTGCTCCGCCCGGTGCGTCTACATCACGCCATTCTCCCGGCTCTAGTGGAGTTTCGTCGTCCCTGATTCTTAATCCTCTAGCTTTAAAACCTGCTGGTAAGTTAGATAAAGTACCTGCGTCAATTAGTTGTCTTAATGCTGCGGTAGCAGTTTTAGATAAACCACCAATCATGTGGATTAGACCAAAGCCATAGAAACCAAGACCCGGTAAAAACTTGTAGTGTACAAAATAGTTTATTTTTCTTTTGAGGGGGTCGCCTTCTCTGTAGTTTCTACGAATAGACAATACTTCGCCAGAAGTTTGGTCAATGGTTATGACATACGGTAAGTGCATACCGTCTGGGTCTTCAAATCCTGCTAGGTCTAGAGTTGCATGTACTTCTAGTAAGTCATACATCATGTCATTACCAGAAGCAGTAATACCCTCTAACTCATCTACTTTTTCTTTGACATCAGAACCTTCATTTACGTAAGCAGGTTTTACATCTATATCTCTGTATGCACCTGCTAGTTGTTGACTACGTATTTCGTTGTGACTCATTTTCACAACTTGAGTAATTCTAGAACAAGTTTCTAAGTCACTAGCTTCGTATGGTATTAGTAAATCTTCTACAGGGATAAAGTGACTGCAAGGTCTTTGCGTCATTGGGTCGTAGTAAACTTTTTTAAATGCAGAACCAGCAAGTGGTAGATAGAAAAGTAGTTGGTCCATTTCTGGAGTGTACTCTTCCATAATGCAAGTTATTTGATAGTTCATAAAGTCCTGCACTCTTGCAGCTTGTTGCTGTATGTCAGGAGTTGCTGCTCCCATAACTTGTGTTTTGACTGGACCTTTTGCTGGTAGTAGTTCTTTAAAAGCTTGTGCTTGGAATTGAGTTACTGCTTCTGATAGTAATGGATGTGTGACACCTGATGCTCCGGGAAACGGAGTTTCTCTATCTTCTATTTTAAAACCAAGTAAGTCTAGTCCTTGAATGTAAGTGTCTTCCCACTCTTGTCTACTAGCTTTGTCATCTTCGTAGCCACTAATTAATTCGCTACTCAACATATCTAAATCTTGGTCCTCAATAAACTCAGCTAAGTTCGCATCAAAAGGAATTGCTGGTTCTTGTGGCATATCCTCTGGAAAGTAATCTACTTCTGCAGAGCCGTCTGGGGCAAGTTCTACATTTACTTCTTCGTCGCCTGTAAGTGGGGAATCTATCTCTACAAAAGTGTCAGTAACGTTTTGTGTCGTTGGGTCTTTGTCGTAAAGTTGAGAAATATTCTCAATATTAGTGGGAGCTTTTATTTCGTCTACCATAATCTAGTAATAACTTTTTATTAATCTTGGTTCACGTTCCTCTAGTTTCTCGTCATTATGGAGACCTATGAAACCACCTTGTCTATATCTTAACAAAGCTTGTGTGGTCGAGTCTACTAAATCATCATGGTCGCCAAATGGAAAAGCAGCACACTCTTCTATCAATTCTTCTGCCCAACGTTCCTCAGGAGCGTACACCATACCTGATTCTAGTATTGGTGATACTGCATTTACTCTAGCAACCTTGTCTTGTCCTCTGCTCGGTGTGTAATTTACGACAGGTATGCCCATTTGACGTAGTTCATGTGTTAGTGGCATACCAGATGCCTTGGCTTCTATGATAACTGTGTCTGGTTCCCAGTATTTATACTGTTTCAATGCTTCTTCTTTGAGTTCTGGGAAGTCCCACCGTCCTTTTTTCACGTCTAGTAGCAAAATTGCTGGTGCACTTAGGGCTTCTTCTGGATAAAACACGCACCAAGTAGTGATTGCCGAGTAATCTGCGGTTTCATTCTTAGAAAATGCCGTATCATAGCTTTGAATCACGTATTGCATGTTAGGAATCTGGTCTTTGTCCCATTTTTGCCACCATTCACGCTTTAAAATGGCTCCTTCTTCGGAAGTTGGGTTCTGTAACCACTGTGCTGACCACTTTGAGACAGGTAAAGACGCTTTGATACTCTCTAATTCCTCAATACTCCAGAATTCTTTCCATAATGGGTTGCCTGTGTCTGGAAAAATGGCTGGAAACTCTACTACTTCCCACTTATCTGCCTTCGGGTCCGTCTGGGCAGCCAATAATCTACCTGTTAAGTCCTTGGTCGACCATCTAGTCATCACTACGACAATAGAACCACCCGGTTGTAGACGTTGTCTTGGTCCAGAACTGTAATAATCCCAAGCATTGTCCAATGCTTTTGGTGAAAGTGCGTCTTGTTCCGAGTGAATATCATCTAAAACTAGCAAATCCGCACCACGTCCAGTTACTGCACCACCAATACCAGAGTAAAACGCCTCTCCGCCTTTGTTGGTTTCCCACCTTCCTGCTGATTTACTGTCTTGTTTCAAAGAAACATCAGGAAAAACCTGTTTGTATTCTTCCGAGTCAATAATGTCACGCACTTTTCTACCAAAACGAAAGGCTAGTTCTGCGGTGTGAGTGATTTGCATAAGCTTTAGCTTTGGATTTCTACCAAGCAACCAACTAGGAAAGAAAGTAGAAGCAAATTCTGACTTTGTATGTCTTGGTGGCATGTTGACTATTAGTCTTTTTATCTTGCCATTAGCTACATCTTCTAGTTTTTGAGCAAATATCTTGTGGTGCTCACCTTCAATAAAATCAGACCACATGTGTTTGACATAACGAAGAAAATTATCTTTGCCTTCTCGTTGTAGTGTCTTGGAATCTAATGCTTCTTTCAAAGCAAGAAACTTTTTAGCTGCGTCAGGATATTGTTCGGCTAGAGTTTCTAGGTCTATATCTAAATCTTTACTCATTTTCTTTGAATTCTACTATATTTTTAGCCCACCAATAAAGCTCATCTTCTTTTAATGTATGTTTCAACATGTTTGCTCTACTACAAACTAGCTGAATATTAGTAATTACATAATTAATATCTGGGTCTATTCGGTCAATAGAAGCATTCAAATCTCGGTTACCACTACCATCTTTATGATATGTCATAAATAAACCAGTCAATGCACACTTACCTTTTTGTTTTTCCCATAGTTCTAAAACATCTTCTAGTTCAATATCCCATTCAACTTTTTTGTCTTTTTTCTTAGTTCTTGCGTGTTTGAGTTGACCAAATAAACGAGTTAAATAATTTTGAGGAGTTGCACTAGCATTCTTCTGTCGTACCGCATACGAACAAGTTTTACACTTTTTTGAAAGAACTGTACCACGGTCATTCTTAGTTAAAAACTCTGATAAAGATAATTCCTTTTTGCAAGAGGTGCATTTTTTGGAACTAGAAATTTTTTTCTCCATCTGGGACTCCTGCGGCTTATACTACATAAGGGGGGTGTCATACGCAAAGTTTTTGATACCAGAGTTTTTGTATATATCTTTACTTATATACCTGTATATATGGATGTTATTTTGTTTGGGGGGGCTCCCCCCTCTGCTACTATCATAATCAAAGCGACAAGCCGACAGTCTCGTTTCCTCGACTTGTTTGACTGTCGGCTTGTCGCTTTGCCCCCCTTATGCCCCCCAGTTATATAAGAGCAATCTTATATAATAAAATAATCTAAAAACTTTATGAGATATACTTGCATATATTACATACATCTGTATTATATACATATTGATTAACAACTAAACGAGGAAATATGAAATTTACTTTTGTTTTAAAACTTGACCAAGGCGGAGAACTCGCTGGAGTCGAGACTAACTTAACTGAGTTAGTTATAAATGGTGTTGTCGTTGTATCCAATGGCAATGTAAATACAACCGCAGTTGAAGAAATCATGTCTCTTAGAGGTATGGACAATCTTCAATTGCCAAATGGAGATTTAAATTAATGGTTATTGATTTAGATAAAGAGTCATCTTTTCAAGATGCAATGGTGGGCAGTGCTATAGGTAGCATTGCCCAACTTAACGAGAGAAACCTAAGACTTGTCAAAGCGTTTCTTGATAATCAACTTAAAATTACAGAGGAGGAAAAGGAGGAGTCTTAGGACTCCCCTTTTTTTATTATGACATTTTTATTATCTACACAAATCGACAAGATGATTAAAGAAAAGAAAGCACAGAAACGAGAACTCAGCAGAGAAATTCACAGACTGCAAGAGATTCGAGACGACATGCGTTGGGAGGAAATAAATGGAGACATATAAAATAGAAAAGGGCATCCCAATCGAGAGTAAGCAAGGCAAGATTAAATTTACTGCCGAGTGTATGAAGGTTGGCGATAGCGTACTTATGGAAAGTTATCCGAGGGCAGTGTCTTTGGCAAATGCTCTTAGAGGTCTTAACAAACTACCCGCTTTAAAAATTCAACCGAATGGCAAAGTCAGAGTTTGGTACAAAGAACCTAAGGTCTAATCATAAGAAAAGCGACGAGCCGACAAAGGACACATTAGGAAATAACTGTCGGCTCGTCGCTTTTCTGTCAACCCCTTTTTCCCCTTCCATTTTTATAAAAAATATCTTATAATCGTAATTCGATTAACAACAAAGAGGAATATATGAACATTTATATTATTCAACCTGACTTCAAGACTGTCGCTCAAGTAGCGGTAGGCAGTGAGTTGGGCTTAGATAAAATCTATAAGCTTCTGTCCACTGACATTAAAGATGTCAACTGTATAGACGCGGTTAGAGATTATTCAAATCCTGATAACACTGATGTTATTTACATTGATGATGAGGGATTATTGATTGACGAAAACTATGCTTTTAGTTTTAACGATAACGCCTATTTTGGCAGAGGTATCGTTGTCGGCACTGATAACCAAGGGAACAACACTTCCCCAATCATGCCGATTGAATACTACATGCAAAGTATTAGATTGCCTAAGGGACTTCTTAAAACAGAAGAATATCTACAACCCCCTGTATTTGTTCCTATGGACTAAAGAATGATGTTGTTGTCAATCATGGAAAGGGAGACTTCGGTCTCCCTTTTTCATATCTGTCATTTCCCCAGCAGCCACACCATCCTGCAGCCCAGAAAAATCATGATAAAAGCGACGAGCCAACGCTTACTCGTCCCTCGTCACTGTTGGCTCGTCGCTTTTAACCCCCACAAATCCCCCTTGACATATTATGAGATATATCCTAATATTTATGTATGAATAACACAGTTAGCTTTATGACCTACCAAGATGTCAAAAGGATTAATCAAAAGTCCATTGACGAAGGTAGGAATAGAACGATTACTGATGAGTTCTTCGAGGACTTTACCGAAGATACTTTATTCCCAGTCATTATGGACTTTGTTCACAATGATATTGAAATGAGAGTACAGTTATCTTTCGGAAGCGGTAGTGTGTTCTTAGATATGGGCTTCGACGATTACGCCGAAGGAGTGCAACAACAAAACTTAGGAGAGGTGGTGTCATGATTATGAGGAAGTAATTTTCCCACGAAGTCCTAAGTCTTTTCAATTTTTTTTCAGCTTAGGCAAAGGGACGACAGCAGAGATGTTAGTCGTCCCTTTTTTTATGCCCCAGCGTTTTTGAGGCGTTCCTCCGTAGCGGGAAAAAATCATAATAAAAGCGACGAGCCAACACTCGTACCTCGTTTGCTACGCATGGCTCGTCGCTTTTATCAACCCCTTTTTCCCCTTGACTTTTTTATGGGACATATGCCATAATACATTATTGATTAACAACAACGAGGTAAACATGGAAGAACGCGAAGAATACACTCACACGATTTGGATAGAATGTGTTGACCAATATCAAGCAGATTTAGTTCTTAAAGTTTTGAAGGAAAATTTAACTCCTGACTACTACGAGAGCTTAAGAAAGGGAGTTCACTTCAATGATAATTAAATAGTCCCAAAGAAGTCCTAGGTTCTTAACCTTTAACCCTAGGCGAAGGGCGACAACAGAAATGTAGTCGCCCTTTTTTTACGCCCAGCGTCTCTTGCTGCACGACCATGCTCCCAAACATCATAATAAAAGCGACGAGCCAACACTCGTTCCTCATTTGCTAGACATGGCTCGTCGCTTTTATCAACCCCAAAACCCCTTGCTATTTTATAAGATATATGCCATAATTCTTATGTGGTGGAGTAAGTGGAGAGCATAGCTATACTAACACGCCTTAAAAACGACTGAACCCTGAACTCCATGTTGTTGCCACAACTAAATAAATAGGAGAAATATAATGCCCTTATCAAGAAAGTATTATATAAAGTTCGCCAATTTATTTGCTGAACACAAAAGAGGTGTTTCTGCAGAGTTTCGAAAAGATTTCGAAAATCTATTGAAGACGGATAACCCGAGATTTAATAGAGAAAGATTTGCAGACCATATCACTAAAAATTCACGCGAATAAACTTCAGAGCTTGTTAATCATAAAGCCCGAATGGCTTCAGCTGTTCGGGCTTTTTTTCGTCCTGAAGCCCTGAAGCCAGATGGCTTCGGTGAGTTCAGGAAATCAACAATGAAGCGACAAGCCTACCCCCCACAATCCCCCCAATAATTTTTAATCCTTTGACCAACATCAGCAAACGAAGAACAGAGATACTTGGACGAAAGACCTTCGTCCAAAAGATTTTCTAGCTCGGACGAAGGAACTAGATAGAGCTGAGATTTTTTGGAGGTTGATTGGACGAGGGACGAAATCAGGATAAAACACGGCGAGTTTTTACGCTGTAAGTGGAAAGCAATTTGATGTGGCGAGATGTTTGGTTTATTACTTTTTATTACTTTCAATTCAACAGTAAAGAGTTGCCCATTTTTAGTTGTGCCTAACAAGTCGGGAACGCCCTGAGATGCCCAAGACTCAAGGCGTAGCCATTGAAACTCTTTAAGATTTTTCTTGACTTGTTGCCAAAAATTAGTTTCGCTTTTTGCCATGTAACAGAGAGTATATATTACTGTTAAAAATAAAGTTGCTTTTATGAGATATTTTTGGTATTTTATATACTATTAATTAACGCTATCAAAGGAGAAAATATGACAGCAAGAAGTAAAACAATAGTAGAAGGTAATGAATTCTACACAAATGAGTATGAAACTTTATCAGTAAATCAAAAGGAAGCAGAAACTTTCCAAGATTGGATTTACGAAAACATGACTGCTCTTTACGAACTAAAACTCAATTACGAAATACACCCAATGAAGAATGGTACATACACAATAAATTGGTGGGGAAGTGAGTTTGCTAGTATCGAAGACATCTTAAATGGGGAGATAGAAAGCATATGAGCAGTCAAGAAAAGAAGTTATTTGAAAACATGACTACCGAACATAAGTTAGAAGAAGTCATAGAATGGATTACTAACGATTGTTGGCATGAATTATCAACACAAAGTAAGAAACGAATAATAAGACAGCTAGGATTTATGGGCTATCCTACTGATGATTTGAAGGGGACAGTACAATGAGCCACGCATTACAAGGAGAGATAAATTACATAGTTGAAATATTAGAAGACCATACCTTTGGAGATAATATTTTCATCCCACAATTACAAGGCGAACATTTTCATAAACAGATTATTGAAGGCGGTAATATGATGACTTACCTAGACTTCAACACAAATAAATTTATTTGTGAGGACTCTTTAGAAGAACTCTTATATAGATTACCTAAAGAAGTGATAAGGCAGTTGCATGAAATTACATTGAGGGAGTATGACTTATGACCATTTCAACAATATCAGAAGCTTTTGAAATTGTGAAAGAAACAATTGATAAAGCAGATGACCAAGCATTCTTAGTGGAGTCTAGTTTAGAGTATGAGAAATCATCTCAAAGGAGATACCACGCTTTGAATATAATAAAAAACAGATTAAATATATAAGGAGAAATAATGAAGAAATATGTTTTTGAAGTAGTGTTAGAAAAAACTGACCATGTAACTATAGAAGCAGAAAACTATGAAGAAGCAGAAAATAAGTTTGAAGATTTGTTTGTTCAAAACAATTATGACGACAGCAACATTACAACAGTAGATGTGCATTTTACTGATTGTAAATGTATAAAAATGCCTGAAAACTTGGAGGAAGAAAAATGACGGTTGAAGCAAAGACAAAAGAAAGACCCAAATATGTGCAAACATACTACACTCAATCCCTTGAGTTTGAGGTGGATTGGGACAAATTAGGGATAGATTATGATGATGTAGAGGAGATGTATGTTAAATGGGCGACTTTGCATATTAATCTAGTAAATGGAAAGCAAATTACAATTGACGAATACCATGAGTTTGAAACAGATTGGAAATTCCCAGAAAAAACTTATGCTTATGACGAAGACATGAATGAATTGGGGGAGATATGAAACTAAACGCTATATTTTGGACAGACCCATATGGGCAAACAGAACTGATTGCAATTACCAATGATAGTAAAAGGTGGTTGGAGATAAATAATAAATTAAGAGTTGGCGACGGAGAAGACCCTGAGTTGATTACAGACTTTACTATTGAAGAAGTTGATGCAGACATTTTTCTTCCTATAGATACAGACGCTTCAGGCTTCGGTAAGTTAGAGGAGAAAGACTTCGAAGAAGAATGGACTACTTCTATTGCTATTAAAGACAAGTACGAAAGTGTCAGGGCAGATAACGAGGACTATTTTGTTCAGGAGGGAGAAGAATAATGGAAGACCAAATGATAAAAGATTTAGAACTTTTAATTAAGTCTAATAAAGATGATATTAAAGTATTCACTAATAAATTAAATACTTTGATTAAATTTTGGAAGTACGAACTGAAGGAGAACACATGAAACAAGCAGATAAAAATTTCTTAGATGATGTGTACGATACTTTAATGAAAAACACACAACACAAGGTTAGAGATTTTACAAAATATAAAAGTGTTCTTGTAGATACGGAACAAGGTTATATAAAAATTGGTAAAAGAAAATTAATTTTAGAGGAAGAATAATGGACATTTACAGAGCAACAAGAGAAGCAGAAAGCGGACTTGAATTTGTAATAAGTGCTTTAAAAGTTATACACGAAGAAGGACTTGTTGATGAGAGCAAGGAAAGAGATAAAGATATTTTAGAAAATGTAATAAGAAGATTAATTTTACATAAAGAAATTTTGCATAGATTTAAATATGAAGAGGAAGAAGCATGAAATACAAATCAGGTATGAAAGTTAGATTAGAAGACCAAGTCTTTGAAGTTATTGATGAATGTGATAACTGCAAGGAAGGTTGGGAAACTATGCAACGAGAAAGTGGGATTGAAGTGCAACAAATTTGTCAAGAATGCGACGGCTTAGTGGACGGCAGTACCACATATAAATTTCAAAAAGAAGACGGTTACATAATTATAATAGGAGAAAACAATGGCTAAAAAGCAAAAAATAATAATGCTTGAAAAGGTGTATCACACTTACGAAGTTGAGGCAGACACAATAGAAGAAGGAGTCGACAAGCTTGGCGAGAGTATCGGACACACGGGCAAACCTATCAAAGACGGAGTAGAACGACTCAGCACAGAGTTGGAGTTTGAGTTTTATGATGATAGGTGGTTAGAAATAAAATGACTAAATCATGGCACAACGGTAAGCTTACTCCAGAACAGCTACAAAAAATACGAAACGCTTTAAAAAGAAGAGGTAAATTATGACTTATAAAGTAAAAGAAACTTGCATAGAAGGTTATGAAGGCGACAAGCTAGTATCACTTCTTTACATAAGTTGTCCCGTATCAAGAAGTAAAATTATTTTACAGTATGAAAAAGAAGGAACTTTAGTTAAGTGAAAGAAAGATTTATTCATGTCATTACAGTTTTTATAGAAGGAGAGTTGAGCTATGTGCAAACTTTTGACAGCATGGCTACAGCAGAACTCTTTATCGACAGCTTACCCATAAAATTACAAAATCAAATTTCTGATGTACCCATAACCGATAGCTTGTTTATTCAAAATAATGGTTATAGACATTTTATAACCGTTCTAAATGACATTGACGGCGACATTGCCGTACCCTCTGTTCTTCAATAGTTGAAAACCCCACGCTACATATTCGGACATACCAGCGA